TACGAATAGAGCGTTCCGAACATAAGAAAGCAAAATCTCTAAATTTAAAACTCTTGATAAAGATCTTTTTGTCTTGTTGTTGTTACGATGCCTCCAAAGATTGTTGGAGAAACCGCGGCCGCCCGTCGTAAGGTGGCCGCTCAGACAGCCGGCGAGCGGATAGCCGCCTCTGAAGCCCTCCCTGATCCTAGGGAGGAAATGGTTTTGGCTATGGGTCACGATCCTAGTGATCCTATGCCTGAGGAAGTCAGAGCTGAGGTGGCTGGTTTGTTCGGCGCGGGCGATCGTGCCGGCCGTAAAGAGGCGCTAGTTAGGGGCGCACTCATTCGTCTGTTTGGGGAACAGGCTCGATCGGAGCCTTTCCGCTTAAAAGTCCTTGCTAGTCGGACTGGTTTTGCTGCTCAGGCAGCACAGTTTCTAGCGTCCAAGTGGGAGGCCGAGTTGAGGCCCAAGACCTGGGTAGATCGTCTTTCTCGGGACGAACAAGAAGAGTGGGCTCGTCTGAAGCGAGTCTATTCGGCCGCGATCTCGCGGTCGAACGAGAATGTCGCACATGCTCGTGCGGCATACCAGAAAGCGCTCAATGATGAGCGCCTCGCTCAGGAAACTGAGCGCCAGGTACTCTTCACCTGGTTGACCGAGAAGGGCGTTGACCTCTCTGAGGTCGTACCCTCAACGCCGACTGCGACCGAGCAGTTGGCCCGTGAGCTCGATGCACTGGGCATCACTCACGCCCTTAGGGAGGGCACGTCCGGCGATCCTGCCGGAGGTGCTGAACCCTGAGGGGTCTGGCGCCTCAGCCGCACTCTTCTTCGCCGGGCGAGAAGAGTTAGGGCAGCAGAAGCTCGGGGTCAGGCGGTGCAACCTTGGAAATTGTTCGTTAAGAGCAAGAAGAAGAGGGTTGCCAGCAAGCGTGTCGCACCTGCTGAGGAGGGGGTGGACCGCGAGATGCGATTTCTGACGTATAAGAGAATGGCGGCCGAAGAAAGGGCACTCTGGTGTTATAATTTCTATGGCGGTCAGGATATGTACGATCAGTTTTCTGCCGATCTGGCCAAAAGGTGGACTCTGGACGCTGGAGGTATGATCTCTGTGTTGACGGGTTTCTTTAGTGCACCTACTCTTGGAACACTTTTGAAACATCTGAAACGCTATGATCAGCCTGACTACTCATGGCATCCACGCATGATCATGTGCGTGGCAGCGGCGCGGGTTAAACAGCGATCTGTTGAGGGT